CCATCTGCGCCACCCTCTGCGGCCATTTACTGATAACTGCGAGATTCCCCGCGCTCTACACTCGCGATCTGCCCAATCTAACAGCCAACAAGTATCCTCTTTAGTATAAACGCCCGCAACATGGCTTACCTCTGCCCCATCAGGACCAGCCCACCATAGAGAAGCGCTCATGCGGCCACTGACGCCCATACTTGCTTCGCCTGATCTCAACCACCTGATTACATCTATCGCATTGTATGGGCTGCGTGATCTCTCTAGCGCTGTTTCTATGTCATCGCTCCAGGTTGTCATTCAGGATCTACATTCTGTTGAGCAATGGCAATCCTGTTCTTTTCTATTTCCTCTGCGTAGATCTTCAATACGCGCTCTATGTCCTGGAATTGCCTAATAGACCAAACATGCTCTGGCAATCTTGCTGCCGTTGAAACTGGCGGGGATGCAATAAATGGCCTTACCATTGCCCTTGCTCCCTGTATTCTAAGTCAAAGCTACCAAGCCGCCATTGATGGATCCCATCACTTTCAACAAGCATGGTAATGTATCTTCCACTTATAAAAGTATCTATGGGCTGATTGCTGCCAATCACAAAATCAATAGCTGGCGTTAATGTCGTTGGGCCCTCTGCCACTTCCTGCCCGCCAAGTCTGAATTGTACACGATCTCCAGGCGCTCCCTTGATCTTTGGCCATATACGACTGACCAGCTTGCGGCTTTGAGGATTGCCAAACGCCATGCCCACTTTTTCCAAATAGACGCGCCTGGTTGATTCGGATCCGCCTAGCAATGCAAAGCCATCCTCCAAGCCCAATAAAACATCCTCAACCGTTGTTGATCTTATGTCTCCATTCCATGTTCTGGCTATTGTATTCCAGGAATCAACTTGGCCATCCCACTCATTAGTATTTCCAAGATCATTTAGGAAGCGACCGGTAGCCAGGCATGTTACGTTATCCGCATCCCTAAAGCTAATCGCTCCACTGTCAAAGTCATAATACAACATCTGATCCGCATAAGCGCTTCCAGCTGATGGATATGCCACTATTCCCAGCTTCTCCCGCATCAAAGTGGTAACACCGTATAAGGATCCCGCTGCGCCATCAAAGTCTTGATAAAATGATCGCTGCGCCCTGCCTGATAAAATGCTTGAAAAGCTAATGCCGTCTGTAATGGCAATATCGCCCGCACTTGTTACTAGAATATGTTCATCATTTGGCCCCCTGCCGACCGCATTAGTAGACGCGCAGCCATATTCCGCAAACATCTGCCGGACAGAAAACACCTCATTGCCACCAACAAGATCCAGAGACCAAGTGCTGTCATTTTTATATGCTATGAATGAATCGCGCATAGTTAAGCCGTCTATTATCGGATCCGACAACGGGGCAAGATCAACAAAGCCCGCCAGGTTGCTTGGCTTTGGCTCCCACTCACTGGGAAGTTCACCAGCTGGTGCAGCATCACTCCAACGTAGACGCTGCCCGCCCTCACTTATAAAGCCCACCGCCATTAGGAAGTTCTTATGATTCCGCATTGATAAGCATCTGCCACCAGTTGGCCAATCAGGTAACGGTAAACAGATCTGACCCAATAAGCCATTCCAGTAAACAGGATCTTTGCTGGAACTGTTAATAACCACAAAGCCATTTATAACGCATGCCGTAAATACCGCATTTCCTTCTTGACCGTCCGCCCATCCTGTCGGCGTTATATCGCTTTCCGTTGTTCCATCTGTCGTGTAAATGCCGGTCTTATTTGCATACACCCAATAGTTTTGCTCATTTGGCTCTGTGTAAATAACGACTAGAGGATTTATGCTTGCAAACGCAAACTCTGGCTTGTCATTGCTGCTTGCTACTGTCTCACCATTTCTAAAAACTACGTTCTGCGCTTGGTTCCATACGTCTGCCGGTGCATCCTGCGGAATTAAATCAGGTGCGCAGCTGCTTAACGATATGGAAACCCGTTCAGCCATTTAGCAAACCTCTGCAATAAAGTAAAGAAACGCCAACAAAGCCACCAGGCTCCACCCACCAGCTGCCGCAGACCATGCAATCAAGCCCAATACCTTGCCCTTACTGCCCTCACCGCGTGACGGCCATATAGGACGCTCTGCGGGCTTCTCATTGCTATGAAGGATCTCCATTGCTTCCGCATTGGAAAGCGTCAAAGCTGGCTTCCAAATAACATTGCAAGAACTATCTACATTCCAAACAGTAATGCTTCCAGATGGATAAACACCATCACGGAATAAGGTTTGCTCTGCTTGTCTGCGTGGTATTATTTCCGCTGGACTTTTCCAGTTCATAATTTGCTTGGAGGCGTTTACACGGTCGCCATTGTTTAAGGTCTTTACCCATGTAGCTGATGAAATGGCACCCGTGTTGTAATGAAACGATACCGCAGCATCAAACTCTGCCTGGCTTACTGTTATTGTAATGGCGCGATCGACCGCAGCCTCATAAGTCGCAAGATCCCGCTTGAATACTGTAAAAACACATTCAAGCTCGTTATTAATATTGGCAGGCATCCCTTTGGGAAGATCTGCAGGAATAGGACTGCCCGCAGCGCTTGTATGGCCTATGCCATACGTCATAATCCCCACGCTGTCTTTATACGGTCCAGGAACAATGCCTTCATGCAGCATTAAAGCGCATATGCCCTTATCACTGGTCTGCATTTCCGCCTCCAGTAATTGGATCTGATGGCTTAACAGGCATTAGCGCTGTTGCCACACCACCCTCAGTAATGTCCCGTAGTGCCTGACGATAAGCCTTATGCTCATCACCCATCGTGACGTCAGAGGATGCCCACCAATCAGTCTCAGTTAGTAGACGGTTACGCTCCGCTCGTAAGGCGACCATAGGTGCTTCAGCCTTTAGCTTTGCTGTCTCAGCTACTACCTCACCCCAAGTAACACCAAAGTCCTTTGGGTCGTGCGACACGATACCAGTACCGTTATCATCGACACCCGTTACCTTACCAAAGCATTCCGCAAAGGTTTCTTCGTTAGCCGGCTCACCCTTTAAAACCCACTCTTGGATACCAAGCGAGGACAGGGCCGTAGATGTAGTAATTTCATCTACCTTGAGAACACTACTCATTGTGCTATCTCCCATACTGTCATTGTAGAATAAAAGTCGTTACTATTTACTGTAACGTCTACAGCACTGGACAGTGCCTTAACTTGAAATAAGAAAGTCTTAGCAGTCCCCGAAACCACTGAAGTCTGGCACTCATTCATCTTTACATGCCTAACACGATAATCAACCGCAGTTGAGCCACCCGTTACACTAATGTAAGTTTCAAATGCATTAATTTCAGGCTGCAAAGCCGAACCGCTACTTTCTATTATCTGAATAGCAGCACCCGCCTGATAGCCTGATGCCTGACACCTTAAAATCGTATTACACTCGACAAAAAGCTTACTGCCACTGAACTTAGGTGTTATTGTTATACTGGAATCGGTTACTGAACCCCAAGCAGCAGAACTGTTGTACAGTGCTTCATCGTTCCATTCGTGAAATAGCATCTGAACAACCTTGCCAGCCCCATCAACGTGACCGCCACCCATGCTGGAGATGCTATCTACTTGTAAGCCATTTCTGTTAATGCTGGCAATTAAGTTAGTGTCTGCCGTTGCATCTCCTTTGGAAACCTCAAACTGAAAACCTGAAAAAGTACCTATTGAATCAGTCGCGGATGTGATTAAATTTTGCTCCAAGGATTTACTTGGTCTTGATTGCTTGGCTGTCAAGACAGAATCAAAGCTACCGCCAAAGCCGCTACTTATAACTGTTAAATCATTATTAACAGTTACCGTGTCAGCTGTAATGTTATCTACGGTAAGATCTCCATCTACGGTAAGATCTGCGCTTATTGTACCTCCCTCAGATTTGCCTAGTGCATCATTGACGATTACATTCTTAATTAACCTTAGCTGATCATCTCCCTGGCTTACTGGATCCGTACCCAATGGCCAAAGCGGATTAAGGTCGCTGATCTTATCACCGTTCTCAATGCCCATGTTAAGCTCCTATTTTCGCAGATGGGGCTGGCGTATCTTCCAGGCTTTTACGCATCTGGTAATCCGCTGCCGCGTTCTCAAACATATTTTGTGACCGGTCCATGCCCATATCATCCATTGCAAGCTCTGATAGATAGCATAAGCCCGCTTGCAGCATTATCTGAGGCTGCAAAGACATAATGTCGCCTATTGTTATATCTGTTGCCATCATCCGGTTGATGGTCTTACTTGCCGCATAGTCATAAACCTGGGGCATATCAGCATCCAGATCCGCCCGGTGCATGTATCGCTGCCATTGTTCATATAGTTCTTCCTGCGTCATTAAAGACCCCCAAAGGTTCGTTCAACACTGCCACCGTAGATGTGGCAATCGGATGTGCATTTAGGCATACTAGGCCAAGGTAAAGGCTCACATGCTGCCATGCTTAGAATAATAAGGGCGATTAGCGGCCTCATTTCTTCTTGCTCACTGTTTTGAGCTTTGTTGCCGGTAATCTGTTGGTGGCAATGGCTGCACCCGATCGGGGCTGCACTCTTGCAGTGGCGTTTCTTGGTATTAACATCAATTTTGCCATCATCTAATCCTCATAGCTCTGCCCTCAGAACTAACCGCCCAGGCTTTCCAATTTGCCAGGCGTTGAACGGGGTCTGCATCAAATAGCTGCGGATGTGTTGTTTTTAGCTGCGCGTATTCGTTTGGTGTAAAGCTGAATCCCTCATTAAACGGGCTTGCAAGATCCTTCCCGCCGCCCATCGCTCTTAATGTATCTCTGTGTTTATTACCTTGCATCTTTTTCTCCTGTAACCTGGCTCATATTACATGCGCGTATTACAAGCCAGGATAAGCGCGGGGTGAGCAATCCCCGCGCCCATTCTTAAAGCGTTACTGCCGCCGTTGGATCAATATCAAGCAACACCCGGTGCGCATCTGGCTCCAGGCATTTCAAGGTCCAATCTACGGACATTAAGCGCTTGTCTGATAAGCCTGATTTAGCTAATGGCTGCGTTGTGTATCCCTTTAGATAGCAAAGCCGCACATAAGCCGGATCCATGACAAACACTGCAGCCGCTTGCGCACTGCCGCTGTCTGTATATGTTTGCTGCAATCTGTTAGGCACAAAGTCCATTGTTACGCCAAAGTCTGTCAGGAATACGTTGACAGATCCCATGGCCGTTGCCGGTCCCTGGTTGTTAGTCTCACCCGTAAGCGTTGCAATGCGGCTTGAACTGGTGAACATATATTCAGACAATCCACGCAACACGCTAGGGACTGACATAAGTTTACCGGGATTGCCGCCATCTTCCCATGCCGCCTGACACGCATCTCGCACCATTGTTTCAGTAAGCGCTACACCAGCGCCGGCTGTTACACCGGTCCATGATCCATTGGCAAAGGATCCGGCTGTCGCACCTGATCCAGTAGGGAATGACGTACACATAGACGCAAAGCCCGCTGGGATGCCTGGCGTGGCGTCTCCATTATCTTCCTGGCTTCCCTGATTGCCAAGCGCATTTGCCTCAACATCGCGCTTAAGCTCACGCTGCCGCATCATCACCTGATAGGATAGTTCATTGCTGTAGCCTATTGTGTCAGACGCAACAGCCCGTTCAGTAACTTGAACTTCTTTGTTCAAAATGCCGCAATGGTTGCCTATGCGCTTGCCGGTTGCGCTGTCGTTTTGATTGCTGTCTGCACCATCAACAACCCACCCGCCTAGTGCGGGATCCGCCAGCTTGTCAGTTGTCCAACTAGTGTAACTATTGCCCGTTGTATCGCTGCCGACCATGTCAGTGAATGGCAATGGAATAGCTGAAATGTCCCAGATCTGGTTCATTACATCTTCTTTAATCAGACCTTGATAATCTACTGCCTTTAAGTCTGCGCTTGATAAGTAGTCCTTGGTAGCCATCTTTTAGCCCTTCATAATGCGAGATATAGCGGCCACTTTTTCGGCCTCTGATCCCTTTGCGGCTGCTGCGTTCGCTCTTGTTGAGCTATCTATATTCGCAATCTTGCCGCTTGTTGATGTATTACCAGGTGGCTTGGATTTCGGCTTATACGTTCCCAGATCCTTCAACCGTTTCCGCATTTTCATCATATCGCGCATCATTAAGATCTGCCTATGATCGCTTATCTGCATTTCTGCCGGTGTGTAGCCATACATCTTCAACAATGTAACTGCGTCATCCCTAAATGCTGTAAACGTCTGCGGATTGGAAAGCTCTGGCGCTGTTTGTGCCAACAAATCCCGCTCCCTGGCGTCTGTTTGCTGCCGCTGCGCTTGCATCTCTGCTTGCTGATTTGGTGTAAGCATATGGCCAAATCGGGCTGCTAAGTCTGCCACAAATGTCCGGTTTGCAATGTCGGCAGTCTCCTGCGCATCTCGCCGGGCTGCGGCCTCTGCGTTCTCACGCTTTTCCTCTTGGCGTTGGCTAAAGTAATCTTTCATCTCTGAAAGAGTGGCTTTTTCACCATCTGCCGTTGTAATCTCCATACCATATATTGAATCAATGTCCAAGCCCGAATTATCTGCTAGATCTTTTAGGCTCTTAATTTTCTTCAATGGGGCTGGTGCCGGTGCGGCTTCAACCTGGTCATCAGTATCATTTAGAACATCATCAACCATGCTTGCCGGCTCAGCTTGCGGCTGTTCTTCCTGCGCGGCTGGCTCTGCGCTTCCGTTTAATAGATCCGCTACTGCCCGCGCCTGGTCATTGTCGTTCTGAGGCATTGGCAATGAGTGTGTAGACAGTGTCGAGGCTTGTGATCCTGCGCGTTGCTGCGATACAGGCGCTCCACTCTCCGTCTGTTCCCCCGGTGTTGACGCTTTGCTCAAACTCTTTGAAGGCTTCTTTTCTGACATGCTCAATGATCTCCTTGATTGCTGGTAAGGCTGCGCTTAATGCTGCCCTATTGTGGTCGGTTAGTTTCATTATTATGCATCCTTTGCTCTGTTATTGTATCTACTCTCTTTCCCTCATTAACCATGCGCTGCTTTTCAAGCTCAATAGTTCCCTGGCCGGCTATTTTGGCTTCTTCTAACGCTGCATTAAGTTCTGATTCAGCATATTTAAACGCCAGATCACCATCATGCTGCCGCGCATCTTCTGCCAGCTTTGCTTGCTCAAGCTGCGCTTGCATCTGCACCATCTGCGCTTGCATTTGCTCCATCTTGGCTTGTTGCTCTTGTTGCTGTTGTTCCTGGCTTTGCTGCATTTGCAATGCTGTCTCACTGTTTGGATCTATTGCCAAGCGCTCCGGATTATCAACGCCTGACATGCGCAGCCAGTCCATGCTTGTTCTGAACAATGTCTCCGGGCTTGCAAGGATCCCGTTTAAGCCTGATTGCATGGCTTGAGCTTGATAGTTCAAATGCTTTTCAAGCGCGTTTTGCAAATGGCCGCGCTCTCCTGGCGTCATGCCAGTTTTAATGTTTAAGCGCTCCCGCTTTTGCCAAGTGCTGGGGTCTGTCTCAACATAAGCGCCATTTATCCGAACTGTGAAAGTCTCATTGGCATATCTGCGCATGTATTCGTGGGTTATTTGATATATTCCCCTTATCATGCTTTCTGATAAGTTAAGCGCCATCATGCTTGCCATAGCTTCTCGGCTTCCATATTGGCGCTCAATTCCATGCGCAGTTTCACCTACCAGCTGCGGCTCTGCGCCCATTAGGTCCAGGCTTGCACCACCTCTTTCACTGCGCACTTTATCCTCGTAATTAATCGCCGCCAGGATCCCGCTTGTCACATCAGGAACAGGAACCACTTGAACAGATCCACCAGGATTACGGGCGCGAATACCGCCGCCAGCTTTGGGTGACATAATATCAGCCTCAGTTGTTTGGCCTGGGTCATAGATGTATCTACCGTTGTTTATAATGCTTACATTATCAATTAACTGCCTACGGTATGCTGTCTTCACATCTTGCGTGGCTTTTAAATGGTCGAACAGGCTTTCGCCTGTTAATCTATGAGGATTAAGGAACGGGCTGCCGATCGCGTACGGTATAAGATCAATTAACTCATACTTGAGAACAATGCCGGTAGATCCGCCAGCCAATAGCACCTTGTATCTTTCTGATATACCATCACCATCCAGATCAATGCGCTGGTATGCTTCATAGCAATCTATGTTATCCTGATCATTAGACCATGCTGCCTCTGGCTGCGCTTGATCCCGGCTTAATGCGACCGCGTTTTGGTCCTGGTCATTGCTTGGTAGTTCATCAACAACCGATCGACTGCACCCCATCTGCACCAGATCGCTGCGCGTGTAGTTAATGCGCTCTGCAAAGAAGCGGATTGCCTGGAAGCGTCCAACGTATCCACTCTGGTAGCTGATATTCTCAATCGGCGCAGCATGAGTTCTAAATTGCTTGTCGATCGTAACCAACTGCATTTTATCACGATCTAAGTAAGTATTAGATGGAAGCTGGCTTTCAAAAAAGGCTAGTTCTTCAGCTGTTGCGCCGCCAAGCTCTACTGGCTCAACGGTTTCATCCTCACGAATAGTCAGCTTCATGCAGCCATTCTTTAATAGCAGCGCATCTTTAACAGCTTCCTGGATCTCCATGAAGCCATAGTTGCGCTCGATAATGATCTCATTAAGAACCTGGCTTTCCGCGCTTGCTTGATCTTCATCATCCTCACCGATCGGCTCAAACTCAACGATCGCATCAGTGGATAGCATAGGGACAAGCATGGCCAGGGCTGCGTTGATCATATCAGCAACATCAGTTGATATAACCTTGCTGCGCCCGCTTACTTCATCACCACGCTCCTTGGCGTGGTAGTAGTCCAGCGCTTCCTGTCTGTTTGCTTGCACTTCATCATTCTCGCCACACTCAGCATTAGCCAGCTCATTAGCTACCACTGCCGCCAGCTTTTCTTTCATTTTCTTTTCTGATAGTGCCATTACTCTCTCCTACGCATATATTCCAAAATTGCCACGCGGTTGCTCTGCCCACATCATGTCCTCTTGCCGCCCGGTTGCATAATATCTTGCACTGTCTGCCAGGTGGCTACTCCAATCGTGCAAAGGCTTCATGCTATGCACTCCCTTTACTTCATCATAGCTTGACCTATAGCTCAATAGCGCTTCAATCAATGGCGCTGCACCTGTAGCATCAAACGCGGCGCTCTTTAAGATCTGCCGCACTTGCTCTATGCCCTCATGCACCGGCTGTCTTGGTGCTACAACTGTCTTGCATCCCATGCTGTGGAATACCTCTTGCCTGGTCAAGCCGGTGCCAAGCTCATGCACATTAGCGTCATGCGGGAGAATAACCGTATCAATCGGGAATGGCATTGCTTTCCAATCTTGGACAATCTCCGGGATTGCTGTCGCGTGGTATTCTTTCGCCATAATGCACCGGTGCTGCGTACCTACTTTCTGCCAGAATGTGCAAGCCATACCATCAGACCAGCCAAGATCCACTGCAACTTGAACAGGCCATGCATCATCATAATCTATCTGGATAATTCTGTTCTCACGCTCTGCCCTCTCCATTAACTTCGCATAGTAAGCGCCGCGCATTGCCGCAGACCAGGAACAAAGCATTTCTTGGTTGAACTCTGCTTCATCTAGCTGTCTCTTTAAGCGCTTTATTTCAACATCATCAACCATGCCAGCTTCATAAACATCTAGCACATCCGTAGACCATTCAGGATCATTAGCGGTCTGCGCATAGTGATGCATTTCATGCAGTAAGTTATGGCGTCCGTTTGGTGTGCCGGTAAATGTGCAGCGACCTTTGCGATCTGCTAAAGCCGGCGATACGACTTGCGTCCATGCTGGGGATGGGATGTGCGCACATTCATCAAAAACTGCATCATCAATCCAACGTCCCCGGATTGTGTCGTATTGCTCACCACCTAATAGCTGCAATCTGGCCCCATTAGGGAAATTCACTGATAGCTCTTGAATATTAAATTCAACGCCAGGCAATCCAGCAAGCCAGGCTGTCAAGTAGGACCATGTTATGCCTTTGGCCTGGACTCTTGTTGGTGCAATGTAATAAGCACGCCAATCCTTAACAGGTGCCTGGATGCATCGCGCTACTTGCCTGGCAATCGTATAGAATGTTTTTCCGGATCTTCTAGCCCACACTCTCACCTCAAAGCGCGTCTCACTTTCATACGCTTTCAGCTGGTGCGGCTTTAGCTTAAAATTGATGCTGGCTTTAGCCACCGATCGTCACCGATAGCACCGGCTGCAATGCATCGCCCTTGCTGTTAATCGGCCCTTGCGTACCATGCGCATATGGTAACAGCTTAAATGCCATGCCCACTTTTAGGTCTCTATTTTCTTCTGCGATGAACTCTTTAATCAAGTAACCCAGTACATCAACGCCTGACGCTCTTAATCTTGCGTTTGCCTGGCTACGCTTTGCTCCGGCCATAATACGTTTATTCCCTTTACTGCTTTCATTTGCTTAGAAGGTATAACAGATTTGCAATCAAAAAAAAAGGCCCTAGTGGGGAGACACTAGAGCCTAGTTAAGGAAGGAGAAACAAATGTGCAATCAGATTACACTAAGATCCGGTGGCTGGCAATACTGATTCACTCTATAACGTCATATTCTCCGCTGAAATCAAAGTGGCTGGTGTAGACCTCAAAAAACCTTTTTGCTGTCTTGTCATTTGGTTGCCCCTTCTTCGTAGCCTTTAGCCATCCCATACACGCAAACCGCTGCCAGCGTGGGATCTCTGCACTGCCAAACCGGTCCAGTAAGATCTTGGCGTAATAGCGCCCTGTTTCTATCTGATCTTCTGTCATGTTCATGGTAAAATTATCCCAATACAAAGCGCATTGCATGCTTGGTTGTATGTGGCTTCGCCCCTTGCCCCATATAGTAAGGCTGACTCCATTTTTGCAAACCTGTCAAGGTGTAAAGTTGCAAAGTCTGTTTGCAAAGTTGCAAAGTCCCTGATTTCATTAGAATAAATTTAACTGCTCTGGCGCTCTATATATTTCCAATGTCCTTGGGTGCTCAATATCAGTAAACTCTATGTCGCAGAAGTTTCCACAATCCGGCATTACTATCTTTGCTTCCCGACCAGAACTCATATCTAGTTCATCAAGAAAAACGCCTTTTATACACGTTCTATTTACCTCTCTTTCTAGCGTTGCCATCTTCTCAAAGTGGTCTGGGAAGTCTTTTCTTATTTTGTTCCAGTATCCCTTTCCGCCCTTAACGCATCCAATGCAGTTTTTGTTAGAGTAGCCTAATGAATACATTTTGGGCCGGCATATTCCCTCGCTTTCCAAATAGTGCAAGCACTCTGGTTTTGTCATTTTGCTGTTAATCAAAGGGAATTGTGGAAGGGCTGCTGGGTATTGCTCTTTAAAGCGTAAGGCTCTGTTGATTTCTTTTTTAGTATATTCAAAGCCAAAAACCTGACCTGAGTATTCATTTTCTTTTTCTATCTTCTGCCTTAACTCTTTCTTCAGAACTATTGTGCATCTAGCGCCGGCTGCTCCATTAACGTACTTATATTTTTTTATAACATCGAACTGATCTTTGGCCTTGGCTGATTGTATCACCTTAATTTTTTTACCGTACCAATCTTCGCACTGTTCTATAAACCTGGCGTTGTCTGTATGAGCGCTATCAATCTTAAAATATATTGGTACTACGTTATCTCTCCCATATTTTTGAATGGCTATTTTAGTAGCTACGGTACTGGTAACACCTGCACTCCACCATGATATTATCATTAAATCCTCCTTATCGTGGCCCAGGTTTAAAGCCTGGGCCCTTCAGTTTAGAATGGTATTTCATCATTAAGATCTGCCGGTGTTGCCGGTGCTGCCGCGCCATCCATAGGCTTATCTAGCTTGATCCTGTAAGTGGGTTGCTTGTTTTCTGGTGTTGCGTTTCTGTTTAGCCAGGCTACTACGCGCTCCCCATTAACCTCACCAGTAAAGTAAGTATCTCCTGCCTTAGTCTTACGCGCCCATAGTGCGCCACGGTCGCCACTGTTATCATATTGCTCAGCCATTATCTTGCTCCTTTGCTGCTGCTGTATAGTTTAAATCATCTTGCCCTTCGCGCTCCAATAACGCAAACCATAGGCGCTTCATATTCGTTTCACTGAATGTTTGCTTGCGCAGCCAATCCTTGGCCACATTAAGACCCTCCTTATCGCTAATCTTTCCAATACGCTCTACCATAGCTTCCACTTTAGCTTGCTCAGTAGGTGGCGGGCTTGCTGCGGCTGCATTACCATCATCATCATCATCTGCCGTTGGAACACCGCTCAGTAGCTCTAAGCCCGCTTTCCTGGCGTATGTCACCGCAGAACGATAACCTTGCGCATCTGGTCTGCCCACTTGCAATGGCACCTTGCATTGTAGCTGCTCAGATCCTTTGATAAATTGCGTGATAACATGCTCACCATCTATCACTGCATTGTAGAATATACCGTTGGCATTTAGCTTTGGCACTACTGCCGCGTGTATGCTGGCAAACGTGCTGTAGTTACTCTTGAACTGCGGATTCTTCGCATCTTTCTTTGCTGCGCTCATTTCTTGCTGCGCCTTCACAAGCGCTTCATAAATTGTATTGCTCATTTCTAACTCCATAAATCCATGTCTGCATAAATTTGAACACCGGTGATATTATCATTAGCATAATACTTGCTGACAGTTAATCTTGCTATCTGCGCATCATCTTGCCACATAATGGTATTAAGCGCATCCATTACCAGCTTAGCCAGATTATCAACATCAGGCTTGCTTGTCTTTGCAGTGCCAGCACATTCCCGCTTCTTTGCCGCAGACCAGCTTAAAGGGATTGGCATATGAAACGCCAGGCTTAGATCTACGGGATCTATCATGGGTGACATAACGCCCATGTAGCGAATCCCTTCAAGCTGTACCGTTGATTTCCACTCCGCTACTCTTGGGTTTGGTATAATGCCGCCACGCTTGGCAACCCTTGGCCTTTGGTCGGGCATAGGATCTCCCGCCACAAACATATCAATCAACATTGTTAACTCCCTTCGCGCCTGTATTCCGATCTATGCTGCATGTTGTGCAGCGCTCAAAGATCCTAATGCCTCTATGATCCACATAAATCACCGTTCCAGTGTCTTTACATGCTATGCATCCATGCAAGGTCATTTGTGTTCCCTCCCGTTGATCAAATCATGCAACATCACCGCCAGAAAAATTAAACCATACCAAAGCGCCACAATTGCAATAAACATAACTAATAGCTCAAACATCATCACGCTCCCTTAAATATGCTTTCAATTCTTCCTCTAGCCATCTGGTGGAATAGCCCACCTTAATAGGATCCGGTATTTTACCGGTCCTGGCATAACGCCAAACAGAGGCAACAGAGATGCTTAACAACTCCGCAACCTCTCGATCTCTTAATAATTTAATTTCCACTTTGCTCTCCTTTGCATGTAATAGCGCCTATATGACATTACATGACAGGAGAAGTCAAGTGCTAGTCACCCATCAGACCGGCGCCAACTATACCGGCGCCAACTGCGCTTGCTACTGGCCCGCTTGCAGCGCCGGCAATAAGACGCTGCGCTGTTCCGCTGCTTGGCGTGATCTTCTCATTAAGATTCTGCAATGTTTCCAGGTTTCTGTTAAATGCCTCAGATCCTTTGGATGTGCGGCCATATTGATTGTTTCCGCTGCGCTGCCATGCATTGATGAAGCTGCGGATATTTAGCTTGCCGCCGCCGCCGGTGGTTGCTGTCGATCGCTGTACTGATTTCAATACGCGGTATTTGTGACGCGCATCTGTTAGCGCTTCCAATGTTTCACCGTCCAGGTTTCTTTCCATCGCACTATCTAACACATCACGCAGATCCGATAAGCTGCCCGCCCTTGCTGCCTGGCCATTCTTAGACGCTGAAA